AACGGGACCGAGCCTCTACCAGTGGGCTATAGGAGGTTTCGATCTCCAGTTCAGTCCGAACCGCCACGCCCATGTCGCCGATGACTTCGCGCTGCCCGTACTTGATGATCCCGCGGACCGTGCCGACAGTGAGCCAGGCTAGATCAGCCTGACCCAGAGCGTCCACCGTCTGAGTGGATCGCTGCACAGTGAACACGTCGCGCCAGAATCCACAGCCGGCCATATGTCATCCGATCGATTGTGTGCCATGCATCCGACGAATAGTCTGGATGAACGGGTGAGGCTCCGGAGTTACGGCGTCATCGCCACGGAATGACTCGATATGACCCACCTGAATCCGAATGGCAAGCCACTCTTCGTCCGTGATGTCCTTCAATTCCTTGGCGGTCGCTGCCATCCACGCCGACAGCGATGCAGCCAACGCCGCGGCGATGGCCGGATCGTCCTCGTTGTGCATGCGCTTCAGCCAGGCACGCACGTCCGCCAGCCCTGGTTGTACTGCAGGTATAGACATAGAGCCTCGCTACTGCGGGGTGAGGTCGAAACCCCACCCCGCAGCTACTTGAGAGGATGATCAGGCGTTAGTGACTTGCATCTGCACGATTGCCTTCGCGCGGGTGAAGTTGCCGTTCATGAACATCGTGCCTTGGAACTTCACTTGGGCAGCGGCTGCTAGGCTCAGATCATCGCGCATGATGGTCGCTCCAGCCCACTCGCGAGCGCTGTAGCCTTCGTTATGGTTGCCAAGACTGAAGATAGTGTTCTTCGCGCCTGCCCCGGTTGCCTGCGTAGGACCAGTGAATTCACTCACGAAAACTGGGAGACCCATTAACGTGAAGCCCGCACCGGCTTGGCCGACGGCATCGGCGGATGGGACGAACACGGGCACTCCATTGATCGTCAAACCGGCGATCTTGGCGTACACGTCCTGACCCATGAGCCAGGAGGCTGTGCCCCAGTAGCTCGCAGGAAGACTGGTGTAACGCATCGCGGTCAAATTTGGCACGGTGCACGCGGCAGTCAAAGCCAACGCGCGTGATGTACCAGTGCTTGTTGCAGTCGCGATGGTGCAACCAGTCTGCACAGTGAAGAGTCCAGTTGGCTGATTGAGCGTCGAACCGTTCGTACCGGTTGAACCACCCCCGGATAGCAACCCCCACTCAGCATTGCGAACAAACTGCCGATTCAGGTTTTCGACGACTTCGGCTTCCAGATCAAAATTGCTCTGCAAAAGCAGCTGTTTTGAGACGGTTGTGAACGGCAAGCACGCTGCCGGAGCCAGTGGAACTTCAGCGAAGACCGGATTGATTTCGGTGCTTGCTTGTGTGCCAACGTCGGAAACGGTCCACGCATTCGTGATAGCGTCATTGCTGAACAGCGTGTTGTAGCGCAGCGTTTGGTAGCCCTGCACGCCGGACTTGTAGTCGACCAATTGGCGGGCCACGGTGGCCATACTTGCGTAATGTGCCATGGCATCGGTGTACAGCTTCGGGATGAGGACCGAGTTGGTCGCAGGGTTAGCGGTGGTCATCGCTGCACGCTGTTCCGGCATACGGCCGCCGCGCAAGTAGCTCAGCCACTGGTCGCGGTACTCGGGCGATGCGCGCCACTCTTCGCTTGCGTCGCGTCGGTCCATCGTGCGCTGAATCGGGGTCGCAGCCTCGCGGATGCCATCAGCGGCAGCCATCGCGGCGTTGCGCGCTTCGGTGATTTCCTCGATCTGTGCGAGAATCTCGGCGCGGTTCTCTACTTCAGTGCCTTCGACGTTCTGCGCGCGCAGTTCTGCGAGCTTTGCATTCATGGTGCGGATGTTCATTGGCTTGATTACCTTTGTGATGACTGGCGTTTCTTGTGAGCGGACTTGAGCAGTGGTGGCGTTGTATGCACCCTGCTCGACGATTGAAATCTCTCTGAGATTGACTGAATTGAGTGTGCGCTTCTCACCGGCCCACGAATCCCCACCAGGTGGAACGGAAAACCCGAAGGACATTTCGGAAACCACTCCGCGGCTGACCAAATCCAACACCAGCGAATCGCGCTCTGAACTGCCGAGCGTGGCCGTGTATTTGAGACCTTGCGCGTCCGACTCCAGGGTGAGTGTTCCGCTCTTAGTGTTGGCGAGAATCTGCTTTGAATCGTGCATGAACCACAGCGACGCACCGGCTGCGATCGATGCGTCAAACGCACCAGGCGCGATGCGCTCGGTGAATGTGCCCTTCGCACCCATGAGCGGCTTGCTCCATGAGTTGTAAAGAGCGGCGTAGCCGGTGATGGTCTTGCCTTCAACAGCACCGATGGATGCCTGGCGTGTTTCTAAATCACTCATATGGTGGGTCCCCTTCGTCTGCGTCTGCGAGATTCGCAGCGGGTGTGATGCCGGAGATCACCGGCGCCGGATCGTCAAGGCCTGCGATCCTCGGCAACCCGAGCCGCACGCGAGCGTCGTTAGGAGCCAGGGCACCGACTTGAATGAGCGCTGCGTACGCCTTGCCGGCCGTGCGGAAGTCGCCTTGTGTGATCGGAACGAGATCAGTCTTTATGCGCTCACCTGGTGGAAGAAGCTTGCGCGACAGTTCCGCATCGATGCCGGCGCAGAACGGCGCGAGGCAGTGCGTGACGTACGCCTGTGCGATCTCGGGTTGCGAGCGCCCTTCGCCCTCGTAGAGCAGTTGCGGAGGCACTCCAAATGCGCGCGCTACTTCCCCTATACCCATGCGCTTCGCATCCATAAGACGCGAAGCTGCGTCCGCTGCCATCTGCGATGCCTTCATGCCTTCGCCGAAGAACGCCGGGAAGCCAAGTTTGTCTGCGCCGCTGTGTTGCTCTGCCCACTTGGTACGCATGGAATCGCGCGCCGTAGCAGTGAGTGGCCCGGGGTGTTCAATCGCAAGTTTTCCGACAAAACCACTCTTCGCCAACTCCTCGATACATTGATCTAGGATGGCTTGAGTTCCAAGCACCCGAGAGCACTGGTCGATCGGAGACACCCCGAGCCAAGGACTGCGAGGGTCCGTCGAGGCCCTCACGTGGATCAGACTTGAGTCATCCACCACCGAATTGTTGACGATGTAACGGGCTTCAGACCCCTTAATCTCAACGCTGACGGCAGACGGGTCAACCGGATCCAAAGCCACCGGATCGCCGGTGCGGAGATCGCGCCGGATGAGCAAGTAGCCATTGCCGAAGTAGAGAGCCGACGTCGCCAGCCACTTACGCATTTCGTACCCACTCAGGAAGGAAGCGGTGTTCCCGTAGAGCAGATCGACCGCGGGAGAGTCCTGAACTACGGACCCGTCGCGGCGCGTAACAGTGAGATCCAACCGCGCTGAATCGGTGCTGATCAGATTCACGGCACGCACGATGGCGGGGACGCCGAGTAGATCAGCGGATACCGTCGTAAACGTCAGCGGTGTGTAGCTGATGATCGTTTGCGCGATCGGCCGGCGGAAGAATTTACCCAACCATGATCCCATTCAACCACTACACCATGACATTTACAGAATGCAATGGTGCGCGCATACACCGCGTCAACGGCGTGTAGACACTATTTCAGATTGTGTATGCGGCGTACATACGCGCAGTAATCAGAAGCCCGGCTGAGTCTCGTACATGCTGCCTCCCATGATCTGCAGATCGTTCAAAACTCGCGCCGCCATGACCTGTGCAGTGAGCGCGTCGATGTTGCTCGTGCTCTTCTGCTTCACCGGCATGGCCAGTCCAGTGAGTCCGACATAGAGCCGAGCCGACGCTAGGCACGCTCGCAGCACTGGGTCCGGCTTGCATCGGATGCGTTCGGCGCGGATCCAATCGCTCCAAACAGCCCAACCACCACCCATCCAGACGATTGTCTGCGGTGCTTTGTGCCATTTCCACCCGTGTTTCCGCTCCATTTGGGCAGCCCAGGCGCTCGCTTTACCGACCGGATCGGCGACAAAAGCGCGCACGTCGTACGTCCGACAGATGTCTACAAGCCTTGCTTCGACCAGATCGAGGTCGATTGTCGGCCCACCAGCCAGCGAAAGAGCGTGTTCATCGACCCATTTCTGCAGCGGTTGGCGCGTTCGCTTCTCATCGAAAGCGATATCAGCGCCGGCCCACCAGTGATATCCGCGCGTGTGCACCTTCGTCCCATCCCACACGGCGAGGCACAGCGAAGTGAGATCGCACTGTGAACCGAACGCGAAACCGCCCTGGCTAAAGTCCACCGCCACCACACCGGCTGCGCCCTGCAACATATCCCAGTCTTCCTCCACCGAAACACGGTCTAGTAGCTCGAGCGGCAGCGCGCCGGCGAGGTCATCCGTGAACGTAGCAAGTTCCTGCAGCCACGTTTCCTCGCGTGCCTTTGGGTCTGCGGTCGCCAGTGCGTTCGCGATCTTGTCACGGATGACGCGGATGCCAGCGCCAAGTACGCCGGCGCTCGGGTTCGCGTGCTGCACCGCCAGGTCAGAGTCCGGCACATCGTCCGTGTCCATCCCCCACAGCATCGCCCACCACCCTTCCGGCAGCGGCGTCCCCTGGTCTATCGCGAGTTCGCACGCTTGCCAGTACGGCCAGAGTTCCCGCGACTTCTGATCGCGATCGGGCGTGGTGATGAACAGCATCTGACCCGTCGGTGACTTGGT